TTGCTAGTGCTAACATTATTCTTCTTTGATGGGTTGTAATTTAATAGGAACTACGTCAGAGCATAAATGCGCTACACGAGTATCCTTACGAAAGGTAAAACCTTTGCGTTGTAATTCGGCACATTTCAGTGCTCGATTAATTTCTTGAGCGAGCTTCATATCCTGTTCATGTAACGCAGCTATGCGTTGACATTGTTCAGTAAGCTCTCTATTTAATGGAACTGAGAAGTTTAATTGAAACCCCCAGTTTTCACTTATGACATAACCATCTTCAGTTTGTGGTTCCGTATCGTTTCCCATATAAAAAGGGCTAAACGTCATAGTGCTTCCATTACAAGAATTACCAACGTTATATTGTTGTCTTGATGGAGCACCATTGTTCTGAAATTGCACAGCCTGATTGGTCACGTTACCAGTAGCTGCTGCCACTGGATTTGATGAATTATTTGTATCTCCTTCTGCAAATACTGGACTGCCTACTGTGAGAAGACAGACAAGGAGTTTGTAGTGGAGTTTATTGTATAGTTTGTTGTGGTATCCCATTGCTCAACTAGCCCTGCGGCTCTTGTTGTGGTTTCTAATGTCCAAGGATTAGCTGTATTGGTAACAGAAAATGTCGTACCAGTAGCAGCTATATCGGCTGATGGAGTTACATTAGTTCCAGACCAAGTGTTTACGGCAGATCCAAAAACTTGTTTCTGCGTAACCTCAGTTATAGTCTGAGTTGTAGTAGTCGTGGAATTCATGGACCCTGTAGTAAATTGTGGGGTCACTGTGTTGGCTCTAACTATGCTGGGTGATAACAGAGCTAAAAGCAGAATTAGTTTTTTCATACTTTTGTTGTTGGTTTTTTTGCCATAGGGCATTCTGGTTTTTTGCCGTTGCCGTTTTTTCCAGTCGTCAAACCGAAAGTGGCAAGTGCGCCAGTAAATACGCTGGCGACGAAAGTGATATCTGAGTTACCAGATTTCTTGACCATAGGAATTTCAACGTAGTTCATCGTGATAATGAAACCAGACCAGACAACAACGCCTAGTCTGACTACAGTTCCCAGAAATTCAATTTGATGTTCTTTATCTTCAGCAAGATCTTTTACCTTACCTAAGAAACCTTTTTCTTCTTTTTCTGTTCCTTCCATTTATTTATTTTGCCTTGTATTAATTTTTGGATCTGTTTTTTTATTGTGTCAAAAAACGGTTGAGCCAAAGTTGTTACCGCTACTGCTGATACGGCTGCATAAGTTGCAGTGGTAACTACTGCTGTAGTAGGTAAAGGTAAATCTATATCTACAACCGGCAACTTAATACTTGGTGGAACCGGCGGTTTTACTTCTTCTTTTTTTTCAGAAGTTGTTCCTTTTGGTTCCTCGATTGCATCCAAATCACTTGGAGGTACAACCATAGGAATATAAGAAGGTACGTCTGCTGTTGGTAAAGGTATTTCTACAGTTTTAATTGGTTCAATCGGTGGAATTACTATCGTCGGTATTTCCATCTTCCCTATCCTGTATTACTGCTTGGATAGCAATAACTGCTTCTTTAGTTTTGTTTTGTGTCTGAACTGCTTCGTTATAAGTTTGAATTAGTTCTTCAAGTTTTGTTTTTAATTCTTGAGTGGTTTGAGTCATAATTTTTTTATTTAAATGGTGGTCCGTTCATCCAAGCTACAAGACTATATCTTGTACCTGATGTAACTGGTTTGACACGATGTTTTACCCATGCTGGAAAAACTGCACACGTACCAGCTTTTAATTCGGCGTTAAATGATACCATTCCCAAAGTACTGGCTACTTCTAACTCTCCTCCTTCAAAATCATCATTTAATAATAACGACATTGATAATTTTCTTGTGTGCGTTGTTTTGTCGTTAGATGGACTCATATCTACATGCCAACCATAATAATCATCTACTCCATATTTAGTAACTTGCATTCCCGAATCAAAATGATCTAAATCGTAATGAAAATAATCATTGTTTGCACTTATGAAAATATTATGAATTATACCGGCAATCCATGTATCCCATTCCAACCAATGTTGTTTTGATTTTCTTACGTTTTTAGTTTCTTCTGGGTCGCTAGTTTCACTATTAATAAATTCTAAGTTTTTACATTGCTTAAACATTTCATCAAGTATTGCTTTAGGAAGTTTTGGATTAACTGTATATAAAAAGTGGTCTGTAAACATTACGGTGCTGTACCTTGTAATGTGCCACCATTAGCTAATGTATAACTTACACCTGATAATTGAATATATTTACCAGCAGCTCCACCGGGGCTACCACTAGTACCAGCATTTCCAGCATTACCATAAGTACCGCCATTACCTCCAGAAGATCCGGGAGATCCGTTACTATAATTTCCTGGTGTCCAATTACAAAAAGCTGCGCCACTAGAAGGTGAGGAAAATTTAGCACCTCCAGCACCTCCGCCAGAACCGTTTGATTGGGATTGGTCGTAACCTTGTCCGTTACCACCAGCTCCTCCAGTTCCACCTTGTCCTCCGTAACACACTAAGCCACCACCCAGTGAAGTAGTGTTTCCGGGAGATCCATTACCACCTTTACCTCCACCACCACCACCACCACGAATGGTTCCTGAGTTGGTTACGGTTACGTTACTACTAGCAATATAAATAGCAGTTCCTCCATCACCACCTGTCCCTGTTGAACTCCCATCACCACCTGCACCTGACACAGTTCCATAGACTTTTATGTTTAAAGTACCACCCATTCCAGAAGGTACATTTATTGCATAGTTAGATAAGGATGAAGCACCTACTTCAACACCACTTTCAATTTGTAAAATTTTAGGAATAGAGGGTGACCAATTACTACCAAATAAAGTAGCAGCGTTTCGGTTAGTAGCATTGGAAGCCACGGATACACTAGCTACGTCAGATGCTCCGTAAAAGTCATTAAAATCAATAGCACCTGATGAAGGTACGTTAGGTGCGCCTGCTGATAAAACCCCTGCGCTACCACCAGCATAAAATTCAGAAAGAGAGTGAGGTTGTGAGTCACCAAATTCAGATGCAATCTGAGCAAGTGTAATTGAACCAGAGCTTTGTAAAGCCATTATTTACCTCCTTTGGTGTGTTCGTCTAATTTCTCGTTTAATTCGTTTACTGCATTTATAAGTACAGAAACTAATCTTCCATAATCAACTGTCTTAATACCGTCTTCAGTTTCTTTGATTACTTCTGGTACTACTTGTTGTACTTCTTGTGCAATTACACCTATATCTTCTTGACCATTACTTAGCCATTTGTAATTAACACCACGTAGTTTTCCTACGATTCCAAGAGCATCATTAATTGTATGAATTTCAGTTTTTAATGTTGCATCAGAATACGCAGTAATGTTACCTGTTGCTGTAACTGATGCAAAGTTAACGTTGCTAGTTGTGTCTGTAGCTTGGTTAGAACTATAAGTTGTATATCCAGCACCATTACCTATCTGGTTGTTATTACTTACGTTAGTCGCACCAGCATCAATTCCATCTAATTTACTACCGTCAGCAGACAAGTCTCTACCATCAACTGTTTGACTTCCAGCCATGGTTATATTACCTGTCATCTGTCCGCCACCTAAAGGTAATCTAGAACCTATTGCAGTAGCTGTAGTTGTAGCAAAGTTAGCATCGTCTCCAAGAGATGCTGCTAATTCGTTTAGTGTATCTAAAGCAGCCGGGGCACTATCAATAAGGCTAGCAACTGATGATCTTACATATGCAGTTGTAGCAAGTTTAGTTGAGTTATCAGATTGAGCCTGAGTAGTTGTGGTTACACCATTAAGGATTACACCGTTTGAAGTAGTTAATGCATCAAGTTTTCCATGATCAGCATCTGTAAATACGTTACTGTCACTAGCTGAACCAACTAAAACTCTAATTTCAGCAGCAGTTTGATCGTCTTTAGCTCCAGTATCTATACCGTCTAATTTACTACCGTCAGCAGCTACGTCTCTACCGTCAACTGTTCCTGATACAACAATGTTACCTGTAACAGTATGGTTTCCAGAAGCTAATGTTCCTGTTGTTTCTACATTTTGAGATCCAAAATTAGGTTGCACTTTAACTCCAGCTAAAGCGGATGCATCAACTCTACTTACAATAGATGTAGAAAGTACGTTAGACATATCTTCAGCAGCTAATGGATGTCCACCATTAGTTGAGCCATCATGTACTACCAGTACATCTTTGTTTAGATCTACAGTGCATTCACCTTCAGCTCCAGCAAAGGTTCCATGTTGAGTGGTTGTACCACGTCTTAATTTTAATAATTTTGCCATTACTTAGCTCCTTTTAATTCTTCTACTTCTGCTCTAAGTTCTTTTATTGCGTTAATAAGAACACCGACCATTTTTCCGTAATCAACTGTTTTAACTTCTGTTTCTTCTTTAGTTTCTGGATTTGTAGACATAACGTCAAGTACAAGTTCTGGTAATACTTCTTCTACTTCCTGTGCAATAACACCAATAGAATGTTCACCACTTTCCTTCCAATCGAAACTAACACCTCGTAATTCATCAACAATATCAAGAGCATTATCAATAGTTTTTACGTTTGTTTTTAGTCTTTCGTCAGAATATGCGGTTACGTTTCCACTAGCAGTTAAAGATCCAGTTACCGAAGCTCCAGCACTTGAAGTGTATATTTTTTGGCTTCCATTCCAGTAAAGGCTAACCGCCGCATTATGTTCACAATGAACCATCCACTCATTATTTACATCATTGTAAATACCTGTTGTACTACTACCATCGTGCATAAATACAGCACGACCATCTATTGAAAATCCTTCCCAACTATTAGCACCACTTCCAGTGATTTGGAAAGAACCATAATCGCCTGATACATAGTTTGTTATATAATTATTATTTGTTCCTATATAGACTCTTCCGTTACTTCCATCTAAAAAGACTCTTGAGTCTCCATCAGCAGCAACATACATACCCCATCCAGCACCAGAAGGTGTAAATGAGGCATTACCATCAGTAAAACCAATCCCATACATGTTACCTAACGTGGCATCATTAGGGTTGTAGCTAGAGCCAATAGTGTATATAGGGTTTGATTTATAACTGTTAGCACCTACGTTGTTATAACTTCCTTCTAAATGTCCTGAGTGATGATCTGATCTTTGTAGATGATAACCAGCACCTAATTTAATATCTCTTGAGTTTAAAGTACCTGTCATAGTGTCTCCACCAACAGCAACAAAACCAGATGCCTGAACTCCGTCTAAAGTGTCAGCGTCTAACCCACTTCCAGAACCGTCATTACCAGTGTGCCAAACAGTATAGTTAACACTATTTGCTCTCCAAATTAATCCGTTTTCTCCATTTCCAACTTTTAAAACTTCACCACTTTCTTCATTTACAAGAGCAAGTTGTCCATTACCATTGTCCCATTGAATATAAGCTTTATTTGTAGTGCCTGCTTTCCATCTTATATAAGGGTTGCTTGAACCTTGTAATATTAGTTTTTGATCTGCTGATGTACTAATTGTATAAGTACCACTTAAGGTATCACTTGCATCTGACCTTACAAACTGACTTGAGTCAATATTGTCTAAGGTATTTGCGTTTGCTGCTGTACCTGTACAAGATCCAGATGATCCAGTTGTGTTCTGGTTAAGTGTAGGAACTCTAGCTGCTGGTATTGTTCCAGTGTTTAAATTAGAAGCACTACCCGCAGTAAATCCACCAGATGTTCCTGTCGTATTTTGGTTTAGTGTTGGAATCCTAGAGGACGATATTGTTCCAGATGAAATATTACTTGCATTTAAACTTGTAAGAGAAGCACCTGACCCACTAAATGTTCCAGTACTTAATACGTTTGTAGAAGGATTATATGTTAAATTGCCATCTACTTTAATAGTTTTTGCCGAACCAGTATTATCTACAAATGTAGGCATAAAACTAGCATTTTGATTACTCGCACCAGTAACATCTAAAGTGTCAGCACTTGCAGCGTTACCAGAAATATCTGAAGAAATAGTAGCCGGTAATCTTGCATCTGATATTGTTCCAGACGAAATATTAGATGCGTTTAAGTTTGTTACATTAGAGCCATTGCCATTAGTAGCTAATTTAGTAGCAAGACTATTTGTAACTGTTGTCGAAAAGTTAGCGTCATCACCAAGTGCAGCCGCTAATTCATTCAGTGTATTTAATGCTGAAGGACTTGAATCAACCAAGTTTGTTATGGCTGTATCTGTATAAGCTGTTGTAGCAACTTTTGTAGAAGCATCTCCAGCAGACTGTGTTGTTGCAGTTACTCCGTTAAGTATTGCACCACTAGAAGTTGTTATTGCATCAAGTTTTGCACCATCTGCTGATACGTCTCTACCGTCAAAAGTTTGACCGGCTGCAAATGTTTGAGCACCAGTAAATGTGTTAGCACCTAGACCAGCTAAGTTACCAGTAGCTGTTACACCACCTTGCCAAGTAGAACCGTTATAAACTCTTAACTCATTAGATGTAGTATTAAAGTAAAGATCTCCTTCATCATTATTTGATCCGGGATCAGAACTATCTATTCGATATCTATTTACAAAGTTATTTACATTAGCAATATTACTCGCTGCTGTGTTTACATTTGCTATAGAACCAGCAACTGTACTGATGTTACTGTTCGCACCAGCAACCGTTGTTATGTTTGCGTTGTTGCCAGCTACAGTTGAAATATTTGCATCATTACCAGCTACTGTACTTACCGCAGCATTATTTCCAGCTACTGTAGTTACATTAGAAGAGATACCAGCAACGGTTGTCACATTGCTAGATACACCCGCCAACGTATTCATGTTAGTTACATTGGACGATGTAGCCAAAGTATTCATATCAGCTACTACATCTGTAGTACCAAGTATTGCTAAGTCTGCAACAGCGTCCGCAGTACCTAATCTTCCTATTTCAGTAGCTTTACCAGCAACAGCACCTATGTCTGTGGCATCAGCAGCTACTGCATTAATATTAGTAGCGTTTCCTGCAACAGCAGTGATATTAGAAGCGTTTGAAACAGCAGCATTAATATTTGATGCGTTTGAAACTGCACTATTTATATTACTAGAGTTATTTGCTACAGCAGTAATGTTGGAATTATTTCCAGCAACCGTAGTTACGTTACCAGATATACCAGCTACTGTAGTTACGTTGCTTGATACTCCAGCTACAGTTGTGATGTTGCTTGAGATATCAGCTAGTGTATCCATGTCAGATACAATCGCTGTCGTACCTAAAGTATTCATATCAGCCACTGCATCAGCAGTACCTAATCTTCCTATCTCTGTTTCTTTACCAGCTACTATTCCTATATCAGTTGCGTCTGCTGCAACCGCAGTTACGTCAGATGCTATACCAGCAACTGTCGTTGCTTCAGTAGCTATACCAGCGACTGTGTTTAAAGTTGTGTTACCTGTGGCTGTGGCTACAGCGTTTGTAATTAGACCTAAGTCTTCTGTATAAGTTATCTGTCCAGCTACAATACTTATATTTGCTAAGTCAGATGCGTTAGGTGTAGCAGCAGTAAATCCGTCTCCAGTACTACCATCATAGATCATCAAAACTTTGTTAGATGAACTGTCGTACCATAGGTCTCCAACTGTTAAATCTGAAGCATCAGCTCTGTGTGTAGGTGCAGAAGTACTTATCTGATAAAGATCAGCAAAGTTATGTATGTCCTGTACGTTAGCTCCAGCAGCAGAAATATTTACTGCATTTGCTGCAATAGTAGAAACTTCTGTAGCTTTAGGAACTAATCTATGGAATGTATAAGTATGGAGTGTAGTAGTTGTTTCTACCAAGAATCCATAACCCGCAGGTATAGGACCATAAACTCCAGTTATTGTAACGGTATTACCAGATCCAGCTCCGTTTGCAATAGTAACTGTTGAAACATTAGGTGTTAGAGCTGTTGAAGCTGCTGTAACAGAAACAATAGTTCCAGTTCCATTATTTACATCAGGGTTAGCTGTAGGAAAAGAAGTCTCATTAGCAACTGCTACAAATCCACCTACGTCATCAACAAGGTCAATAATACGTAAATCTATGGCAGAAGTAGTTGCTACTTTAGAATCAGAAGCTGACCATGTATCTCCACTAGAAATAGTTTCTGAAGAATCCTGTCTAAGGAATCTAGCTTCAGCTTCTGTTTCTGTGTAGTATCTTGCATCTAATACGTTTGATCCAGTACTAGCTGAAGGATTGAGTTCAGTTTCTGTGTAGTATCTGTTATCTAGTTGACCACCATCTAATTCTGTTTCGGTGTAGTATCTGTTATCAAGTTGACCGTTGTTTAATTCAGTCTCTGTGTAGTATCTATTATCTAAAGTTCCAGTTTCGATATCAGCATCTTGGATAGTTCCGTTAACGATGTTGTCTCTTGAAACTGTAATGTCTGTTGGAAGTGCTCCACTTCCTAGTTTTGTTAAACCTACAGAATCATCAGCTAATTTAGAACCTTGTATATTTGCACTAGCACTTACATCAGCATCAACGATAGATCCGTCTACTATGTTAGATGAGTTAATTGTTAATCCAGCTTTAAGTAAACCATCAGC